CCGCAACGTGCATACGCATTCAAGACGATTTCGCCAAGCGACGGATTAAACGTATAAATGCCGCTGGTGGTCATTTTCTATCCTTAGAAGATAGTACCGTCGTTTGCTACTAAGATGCCTTCAGCCGTAAAGCCAGCAGCATATGCGGTGCCAGTTGCCGACATTTGCCACTGGATATCCGTCTTTTGACCATATGAGTTTGGGTACCAACGTTCGCTGACAAAGTTCGCAACGAATGGGCGCTGAGTAACTAACGAATTAACGCCAGCAGAATTAATAGTCCATGTGCGGTAAGTGCCATACGAACCAGAGGTATAAACCATGTTCGTCCAACCTTGAGCGCGTTTTAGATAGAACGTGTAACCCGCTGGAACCGTGTAAATGGCTGATTGAGTGCGGCCAATACCTACGTTGATCTGGGCGTAAGTGATTGTTTTGCCGGTATCTTGAAGTTTAATTGTTCCAGCATTAGACGAACCAGCGGAGGGAACGGTTGTTACAACCATGCTGTTAATACGGAAATAGCTATTGGTCGTATTCACGCCCGTATAATTACCCGCCGTAAACGCAATCGTCTCAGAAATTTGATTATAATTTGCATCAAGGCCATTGATTAAAACGGAAACACCAGCATCCGACGAAGACGAACTAAGCAGCGTCATTGTGATAGCGGAAGCGGGATAAGCATAGGCAGTCGCATTTTCCCATACTGGAATAAAACCAGAGGTTGGGATCGCCGCCTGATAACCAAAAATACTTAAGGTCGAATGCCCCGTAATTTGATTGCGGGAAACTTGCAATTCAAATGGCTCAGTTACACCACGTTTGGTAACGGAATCGTTAATAACAAAGGCTTGACTGGTCATAATTATTTACCCTTTTTACGTGCAATTGCAATATTATCGACAGCATTTGGATAAGGACGGCCAGCCGCTCTTGCATGGGCCTTTGCAGTGGATTTCTGTTTTGCCGTCAAATGCTTATGATGAGCATCTTTTTCAGCGGGATGTTCCCAGAATGGTTTCTTTTCCATTATTTTTGCACCAACAAAATAATAATAATGCCGGAAAGGATAACATTGACAATTTCACCGAATGATAAACCTACAACCATGTTAGCAACCCCATTTTCTTAAAGCCTTGTTAATGCGACTTTCTGGGTCGTGCTTGTTTTTCATGTTGGTCATTTTGGCACGTTCCCCTTCCATCCGGCTGCAAAATGACTTGTGCCGGGAGTTATGCGTATCTTTGGTTGGAGCCTTTAAGGTTCCGCCCGTTTCAGAATGATATGAAGCCCGACCTTTGGCGTTTAAGCCACCGGATGGGGATTTGCCTTCTGATCTTGTCCATGCAGCAGTCATATGGTCCTCCGAAGAAAGAAGGGGGCCGCAGCCCCCCACTTAATCGTGCATTTTCTTCAACGTCTGAGCAAGTCTGGCGCGTTTAGCAAGAGTAGGGTTCTCGCTGTGTGCCGCCTTGGTCAATTTCTTGGCGGGGATCTTTTCCCCAGCCGGGACGTGAAGTTGTCGGTGAAGTGCGCCGGGATGCTTGATAGCACCCTGAATCCACTTCGCTCCGCCGCCATCAGCATGATGCTGACGGCTTACGACTCCCCCGGCTCCACCATGCGGCCAGCAGGGGTTTTAACCTTGTTGGCAGCAGAGAATGGACGCATTTCAGCGCCGCCAACTGCACCACCCGACTTACGGGCAGGGCGGTCAAGGCGGTGATGAGCATGATGACCATGCATCTCAAGGTGCTTGTGCGCCTTGTGAGTACGGCCACCACGTTTGCGCGAAGCATGCTTTTCGCCACCTTCATGTACGGTTGGCGAATTAGCGCCAGCGTACACGTCGTGTGGGGTTTCGTCGCTATCTACTTCACCATGCATTGGCGATTCAACCTTGCCGCCCTTTTTGTGGGCTGCGCGCTTAATCGAATGCATAGAGTGCTTCTTTACCATATGATGAACGTGACCGCCGTGGGCGTGGTGTTCACCATGCATTTCGTGATGCTTATGACCTTTCATGGTCTACTCCTTAAAAGTTACTATACTGGGTGACACCAAACAGGCCCGGATTAGCGGTCTGGACCATATAAGGTTGTGGAGACTGACGAACAATCAGTTTGTTAGCGCCCGTACCAGAGGTAAATGCGCCAAACGTACCGCGTACGTCGCCAGTTGTGCTTGTTGCGGTGGTGCGATCCGATGCGACGTAGTTGGTGGCGGCAGTGATCAACGTAGTAGCCGTCAAAGACGTTGCGTAGTTGACCAAAATGTCACCAAATGCGTCCGAACGAATTGGGAAACCAAAAACGTCCGTCGTATCGACCGAATAAGCATGGGTGGCATCAGCGGCATTGAGAACAACGCTCTTGATGTACTTGAATGCCTTTTTACCCGAAACTTGAGAACCAGCCGTAAGGGTAATAGCCTCAACCAATGGGTAACCGTAGCAATCATACCCAGAAACCGTAGCGGTGGTAGCGGTAGCACTTGATGCGGCAGTAACCGCAACGGCACGACCAGCAACAGCCGCAGGATTCCAAAGCACAACACCCGGAGTCTGTGCGTTGTTTGGAACAATGCACTGCTGAACGTTCTGATACGCCAAGGTAACCGTGCCGGAAGTAGCCGTCAGGTTGCTGTTAGTCTGGTAAGTACCAGCAACGCCCTGACCAGCAGAACCGCCCGTCAACTGAGATACAATCTGTGTACCAGCCGCAACGCCCTGAGACACCGTACCCGCCGTCGAAATAACAACCATACCAGCCGTAACTGGCATTGCTGAGTTCGCGGTAATGGTCATAACACCGTTTGAAAACGATGCGGTGACCGACGTGTAGGCGTCCGTAGCCAGAACCGTGTCAGTTGCGCCCGTATCCGAACGAACAAAGTTCGTCGAATAGTAGACGCCCGTCGTAGCGCTGTTGCTGCTATTCAGCGTCAAAGTGGCGCTGGTAGCATTTGCGGAAGTAACGATTGCACCAGCCGCCTTGGTATAAGGAACAGCATTAATCGTCGTGATGTTGTCAAAACCCAACCAGCCAAAATCAGCGGCTGCTTGTGCCTCACCCGGTAGATAGGTGAATGGAGTGCGGGGGTCCATGATCCCCGCACCAGCATAGAACATAGATGAGCCACCGATGTCCGGGTTGTACTCATTAGGAGTAAACGGACTCTGCCCAAATACCATAAGCGGTCCGGAGTAGCCTGTAATAGCCATGTTGACTTCTCCTTTAACTTACGAAGTTGGGAACGAACCGTAGATAGAACGCCAGTTGTAATAGCCCAGAGAATAACGCTCATAGCCCTTAACAAGAAGGTTATCTGTCGTGAAATCGACCTGCATGTCCATTTCGAATGGAATGCGCTCCATATACACCAGACCCTTAATGTTCGTTAAGAGGAACCAAGCATAGTTGGAGGTCAAGAAGTCCATGACCATGTAACCTTCTGGCAGACCGCCACCCGTAAAGAGGATCGCATTGGTGTCGTTATCTGCCGTACCCGGACGAAGCTGCGTCTTCGTAAGACGAATAGCAACTGGNTCAAGTGAAGGAGGAACGATCAACTTACGACCACGGGCAAANATCTTGATGCCAGCGATATCACGGAAGTTCTGGCGGATAGAAACCATTGCGTTAAGCAAGGTTGCTTCGTTCAGATCGACCTGTACAGTTGGGGTATTAGCAATCGTCAGACCGCCATCGATAGGATGCGACGTGGAGCAAAGTGCCACACCGTCAGCGCCGATAGATGCATTGTACGTGGTTGCCGTGTTAAGCACGTTAGCCGCGTAAATTTCTTTGGTCTGATGNAAAGATTCAGTAAGGCCAAGGTTGGTTGGCTTGAACTGAGCCTTGTAGAGGTTGTCGTCGATAGCCTTACGGGTGATCGCGTAACCAAGCGCAATTTCGTTATGCTCTTGGTTGTATACGTAACGTTCACCAGCAGCGTTATCAAACTGCGTGTTACCACCTTCTTGCTTCAACTGAGCAAGACCAAGGTAACGCATTTCAGCGGTGCGTTCCAAAGCCATGTTCGACTTGGTGATTTCAAACACCTTGTCGTACTGGGATGGAATCTGCGAATATTTACCTTCAACTCCACGGAGGCCGGGAAGGAGAAGGTCACGAATCTGACTGAGATTAATAGCCATTTGAACTTACTCCTATTACGACCCAGCCGTCAGGCGGAAGGACTGGTTGTTGAAAGCAACGATGATACGATTGTACGCAGTGGTCGTATCCGTGCCGTTTGCGCCCGGAGGTGCAGTGACAAGCGAAAGAATACGGAAAGCATACGTCGTTGACGTGCTGATGTTGGCTTGGTTGGCGTAAGCCGTCGACTGACCAGTGAGAAGCTGGTAAGCGGCTGGCGAAGAAGGCGAATTACCAGCGTAGTCAATGTTTGAGTTGACTTGAGCCTGAGTAACTGCTGCCGAACCCGACGACTGAACGTTAAACGTAGCTTGTGGGTCAACAATTACGTAAGCCGTAATCGTCGTACCCGATGGTACGGTCGTGCTGGCGGGCCAGTAAGGCGACCAGACAACTTTGTTTACGGACGAATTGTAGTATTCGCAACCGATGAAGACACCAAGAACGGCAGTCGTGCCGCCAGCGCCAGCGATTACATAACCGCCAGAAATCTGTACGGGGTCACCGGAGAAGATGTTTGAAGAATAGCCAGATTGGATCTGATACGCCGATTGGCCCAATGAACCATTACGTCCGTCCAGAAACCCTGCAAGTACGAAACCATTGGGCGCAGAAGTGTTCGCCATAGGTCGCTCCTTTTCAGTAGGATAAAATCAGACGGCGCGTCTTAATTTATCCAACATGGGGAAGCCCACTACGGCGCGTAATGGAGTTATAACTTTTCCTATAACACTGTAATAAATACTATGCAATAGGGAAAAGGGGGCAGAAGCCCCCTTTTTTATTAAGTACGCGGAACCTGCATTGGTTCGTAAGACTTACGGATGCCCGTTTGCTTGCGGTCACGCTCAAAAGTACCTGCTGGAGCAATGCCCAACGCCTTTTCCTTTTGGTTAACCAATTCACGGGCGGTAGAAAGTTCCCGATCCTGAGCAATTGCGGTAATTTCTTTAGGACGTTCCATAAGAATCATGCCTTTTTTGCGTATTGCACCGTTATGACCGATAGGCATCATGTCCGGATGACGGCGGGTATCCACTGGTTCCCAACCGCCAGACCGCATTTCAAGCATATTCTGTTCATCTGTCATGCCCGCGATGGATTCCCGTTTCCAATTGTAATCCCAACCTTCTGGAATCTTACGTGGATCGATGTAGAACTCATCATACATTGATGGGTC